TAAAGGTAAAGGTTTAAGAGTATTTAAATACTCAAATAAGAATGTGTTCTTAGCTGATGTAATTAAAGAACCTAATGTAGAAGACATAACAAAACAATTTACAGATGGAATTAAAACACAAGCACCTGCTAGTTAGAGCCGAAGTCTTAGACCCACCTAAAGATTTAAAGATGATGAAGAGTTGGACTAAGAGTTTAATAAAAGATATTGATATGAAAATATTAGCTGGTCCATATACAAAGTATTGTAATGTAAAAGGTAATAGAGGTTTAACTTGTGTAACTATAATAGAAACATCCCATATTACTTTACACTCATGGGATGAAAACAATCCTGCGTTAGTACAGTTAGATGTTTATAGTTGTAAAGAATTAGATGAGACAGTTGTATTTGATTATGTATATAAATTTCAACCAGTTAGAATGTCATATAGATATTTTGATAGAGAAAATAATTTTAAATTAATTAAATTAAAAAAATGAAACATATACTTTTATTTATATATCATTGGTCTAGTAAAATAAATGTTTGGTCTTGGCAAAAGTTATATAAAAATAGAAATAGTATAGGGTATAAAAAATGAATACAAAACAAATGAAACCTATTAGAAGAAAAGCTAGACATATATTAGTTGCATGGCTACAATCTTTAATGAATAAAGAAGAAGCTAGTAAGATTAATTATAAAAATGTATTTAGTTTTATTCCTAATCAAACTCATTACTATCAAGGTGATACATTTAGATTACAACCATGGTCTTATAAATGGATAGTAAAAAAATTAAAACGCAACCCAGAGTTGACAATAGATGATTTAAATGCTATGTTGCAACCAAGTGAAAAAGATTTAAGGAGAAAAGAAATGCAAGAGAGAGGACCATTATAATGACACATAAAGATATGTTTAAAAGTACAACTTATGATTCACTAGAAAAGCAGGTAGGTGGGAATCATTATTCTAAAATGAAGATACAACCTGCTCATTTTATAAATGAAAATAATTTAGAATTTGCAGAAGGTAATGCTATTAAATATATTTGTAGACATAAATCAAAAGGAAAGGCAAAGGATATTGAAAAAGCTATTCACTATCTTGAAATGATATTAGAGAGGGATTACTCATGATAAAAGAAACACAAATAACACAGCTCGAAAAAAGAGCTAGAGGTTTTCGCAGAATTATTTCAGCATTGAATGATTTACCTATGTATGGTATTAACAGACATTTAGATAAAATACTTCATGTTAGAATTGATGCATTGAAAGACCATTTAAAATTAAAGATAACTAAAAACAATGAAAAGTTAAATGAAATGTATACTGAAAGTATAGATAGTTTAGCTGATGATGATGGACAACAAGGTGAGATTGGTTACAAAGCAAAACCAGTAACCAAAGATGAACCTATTGGAGAATCATTTACAAGTAAGTCTTATGATAAAAGAACTTATGAAAATATAAAAGACCATGGAACAGATATGAGTTATGAAAATGAGTAATGTATTAGGATTGGATGGTAAACCAAAACAACCTACAGGTCCAACTTATCATATGCGTTTATGTTTAGTAGGTTCAGATGATATTGATATTAAAAATATTCAAACATTTGGTATAGCTGAAGATGGTTTCTTTATGGTTAAAAGTCATGACAATACAAAGCTTCCAGTATTTATGACTAACCCTGCAAGAATACAAACTGTAGAAATTTACAAAGAGGGTGATGAACCATTAACAAAAAAGAAAGGAGCAAAATCAGATGATGATTTTCTTCTAGATTTATTAAAGAAAAACCATGCAGCAGAATCGAAAACTCAAAAGTAAAAAAAGAGTTAAAAGAAAAGAAGCTGAGTTGATGGGCTTCAAACTTCTTATTAATAATCAAGGACAATTTGTTACAGAAATAAAAAATTATCCTATGGATAAAATTAATTTACACTTTCATAAAAATAATGCTGGTGTTATTACAGCACTACTAAGAGAATGTAAAACTAATTTTTCAGAATTATCAGAAGATTTAGAGAAGATTGCTAAGGATGTTTTTTATAGTTAGATAGCACTTGAAGGTTTAACTGGTGTAGGTGTACATCCAAATTTAATATATACATTATATTCATTTACTGTTTCTCTACCCATTTCAATAGTTTTATCACTTGCTTTATTATAACCATCTACCATACAATCATATGCATCATTATAATGAGTATCAAATGTATGAGGTGGAAGACATTTTGTTTCACCATTTAATACAGAACACATAACTACTGTTAATAAAAATTTCATTTAATTACCTTTACTATTTTCTTTTCACCCATATAAATTTCAGTTTCTACTTTAAGTTTTTCACATTTAAAAACTACTCTTTCAGGATTTACTTCCTTCATAGCAACCCTCTTTGATTTTAAACAATGACTTAATGATTCTTTCGGAGTATGTTCTATCATATCACCTTTTAAATACATAGTTAAAGCAAACAAAACTTCTATCATTTTTCATCCTTTTTATTACCACATTTACATCTAGGTGCAAACATTAATTTAATAAATCTTTTTATTTTATTCAGTATGTTTTCCATTTGCTCTTACCTTATCTTTTAGTTTTTCTACATCACTTAAAATTTTTTCTACATCTTTTTGTAGTCTTTCAATGTTTACTTTGTTGTGCATCATTTCATTCATTTCAGATTCTATCTTCTCAACCAAACCACTCATGTGTTCTACAAGCATAAAAAGTTCTGCTTCTCCAGCCGATTGACCTAACTCACCTCTAGGATATTTAATTCTAAATTCTGAGTTAGCTTCTAAATCTTTTTCCATTAACTCTAACTTTGTAGAATGTTTATTTAATGTTTCAACAACACCAAAATATGCCCACACTCCTACAGCAACAGCAATAACTATGCTAATAAGATTTTTCATTGGCATACTTACTGATGTATTTTCACTTATCTTCATTATATTCCTTGTAGTCTAGGGTCTTTACTAAATAGATTCTTTGTTGCTTTAGGTCTAGCTATAGAATCTTTACTTCTCTTTCTTAGCTGTGCTGTAGCAGAATCTTTTTGACTCTTTTCTTTTTTTACTTTTTGTAAATCTCTTATTAAATTCATTTCTTTTTCTTTTTACATTTACATCTAGGTGCAAATAGTTTATCTATCCATGAACACATTACATCTAGTTTTGCAAAACAATTATATAAAAATCTATCTATCATCTATATCCTGGTTCTAAAAATAATGCTATAAGGACAAGTAATATAATTAATGTACCTGTAAAATAATAATTCATAATGACACTCCATAAACTATTTTTTTCCACCTTTAAATATTTGTGTTCCTTTTATACCATAGATACTTGCCACGACAAGAATCCATAAATTTGTGAACCAGCTCGGAAGTTGTTGAAATTGTTCAAAAAATTCTTTTATCTTAGCAGAAGCATTTGGGTCATCACTAAATACACCCCAAGCAATCACCAAAATTGGCAATGTGAGAATTACCAAAACTGCTTCGTCTTTCCAGTCCGATTGTCTTGCTTCTAAAAGTTTACCACTATATTCAATTTCTCCTGATGCCATCTTCTCTGCGTGTTTAGCTTGAGCATTAGCCATCATCATTTTAGTTTCTTGTTTCTTTTTATATATATGAGTACCAGCATTCATTGCTAGTTTAATTGCACTAAGCCACATTTTTTTCTCTCCATTCTTGTACATCAAATGAAGGACACTTCTTAACATCATCTACTTCATAGTGTCCTATAATTTTTGTTATACTATATTTATCTTTTAATGTTTCTACTATTTGTTTTAATGTATCAAACTGTTCAGGTAAAAAATTATTTTCCCAACCACCTGATTTATCAGAGCCACCTATCATACAAATTCCTATTGATGTACCATTAACTTGTCTAGCATGAGACCCTGTTCTATGTTCTTCTCTACCAGTCTCTAATGTTCCATCTCTTTTAATTACATAATGATAACCAATATCATCCCATCCATTATCAACTGTATGCCAATGTTTTATTTTGGCTGCATCTACATCCATATCAGCAGGTGTTGCTGAACAATGTATAACAATCATATCTGTTTTAGTTCTTGGTGTCATTTGTATCCTTAAATAAATTATCCGATAAAGTTTTTAACTCTCCTTTATGCTTACCATCTATTCTGTTATTTAATATTGATGTAATTTTGCTACTCCAGTTTTTGTCTTCAGCAAATCCTGTCTTAGCTATAGCTTTTATGATATTTTCTTTGCTACTTTTACCTTCATTATACAGTTTAATCTCATCCCTGACAACCTTATAACTAGGTTTAGTTTGTACCCATTCTAAAAACTGTGAAATAGACTCTTCTTGTGTATTAAATTTTTTAATCTTAGCTTTACTATTTTGAGCAGCTATTGATTCTTCTTTATC